ACATCAGGTCCAGGTGCTGAAATTGAATTAGAAGATAATTCAAAAGAAAATGAAACACCTGAAATAGAAACAGCAGCAGAAGAAATAAAAAATGAAGTTGTTGAAGAGGAAGCTAAAGAAGCAGAATCTCCAAAAGAAGATGAGCTTAAAGACTATTCTGAAAGTGTTCAAAAAAGAATAGCCAAGCTTACAAAAAAATGGAGAGAAGCTGAGAGACAAAAAGAGGAAGCATTATATTATGCTAAATCAGTTTTAACTGAAAAAGAAAAAGCAGAACTCAAGCTTTCTAAAATAGAACCGAGCTTTTTAAAAACTACTGAAGAAGGAATAAAATCCGGTTTTGAATCTGCTAAAGCAAAATTAACTGCAGCGAGAGAAGCTGGAGATATTAATGCTGAAGTAGAAGCTCAATCATTAATTTCAGAGTATGCTTATAAACAAGCTAGATTCATTGAAGCGAAAGCAGAACAAGAAGAGCTTAATAAGCAAAGAGAAACAGAAGTTAGAACTCCTGAAATCAATTTAAATAGACAAGAAGTAGCTCAAGGAACTCCTGATCCTAAAGCTGAAACATGGGCATTAAGAAATTCATGGTTCGGACAAGATGCAGCGATGACTTATACTGCTTTTGATTTACATAAAAAATTGACTGAACAGGAAGGTTTTGACCCATCAAGTAACGAATATTATGTTGAAATAGACAAGAGAATAAGACTTGAATTTCCGCATAAATTTGCTACAATTGAGGCTAAGGAAACGACCAAGCCCGTACAAACTGTTGCTTCGGCAAAAAGAAGTACAAAAACTGGTCGCAGAATTGTGAGGCTCACACCATCACAGGTAGCAATAGCTAAAAAATTAGGTGTGCCACTTGAAGAGTATGCGAAACAATTAAATATCACGAAGGAGGTATAAGCATATGAGTAATGAAAATGATAAACGAACCTCGCGTGCGAGTCAGACTAGAGAAAAAACTTCTAAACCAAAAGTCTGGTCTCCACCATCATCTTTAGATGCACCACCTGCGCCTACAGGATTTGTACATAGATGGATAAGAACTGAAACATTAGGATTCCAAGACACTAAGAATGTCGCTGGAAGAATAAGATCAGGATATGAATTAGTTAGATCTGATGAATATCCAGATTCAGATTATCCTCAAGTAGAAGACGGCAAATACGCAGGAGTAATCGGAGTTGGCGGCCTTGTGCTGGCAAGGGTACCGGAAGAGATCGCAAAACAACGATCTGAGTATTATAAAAAACAAGCTCAGGATAATGTTGAGGCAGTAGATAACGATCTTATGAAGGAACAGCACCCAAGTATGCCTATCAATATTGATAGACAAACTCGTGTAACTTTTGGTGGTACTAAGAAATCCTAATTACAGAATTTCTAAAACCAACAGAGTACACTTAAACTAATAATGTCTAAGGAGGACAACTACTATGGCAAATAAAGATGCTGCATTCGGTCTAAGACCGATTGGAAAAGTAGGTCAGAATAGAGACAACGGCGGTTTGAGTGAATATAGTATCGTAGCTAATTCTGCGTCTACTATCTATTTTAATGATCCAGTTAAAGCAATTGCCTCTGGAACAATAGATGTAGCTGCGGCAGGAGACGTATTACTAGGATCACTAAACGGTGTGTTCTATACAGACCCTACAACTAAAAAGCCTACATGGGCAAATCACTATTCGCAAGTTAACGCTACGGATATTGTTGCTTTTGTAAGCGACGACCCTTATGAAAGGTTCGAAATACAATCTAACGGTACAAACGCAATTACACAAGCGTCTGTATTTTTCAACTATGACATTGCATACACTGCAGGTGATTCAGCTAACTACGTTTCTAAAGTAGAACTGAACGAAGCTTCTGGTGTATCAACAGCTGCACAGTTGAGATTGTTAGGGTTCTCAAAAGATCCAGACAACAGTGACATTGGCTCTGCTAATGTAAACATGGTTGTTTCGATTAATGAGCACTTCTTAAAATCAACAACAGGTATCTAATAAAGGAGATAAATTATGGCGATATCACGAGGACAACTAGTTAAAGAACTAGAGCCAGGTTTGAATGCTTTATTTGGCCTGGAATATAAACGTTATGAGAATCAGCATGCTGAGATCTACACAACTGAATCTTCAGACAGAGCGTTTGAAGAAGAAGTTATGTTATCAGGTTTTGCTCAAGCACAGACTAAGTCTGAAGGTGCTGGCGTGGTTTTTGACAATGCTCAAGAAACTTACACTGCTAGATACACTCACGAGACTGTAGCTTTAGCGTTTTCAATCACTGAAGAAGCGATTGAAGATAACTTGTATGACAGACTTGCTAGTAGATACACAAAAGCATTAGCTAGATCTATGGCGAACACAAAACAAGTTAAAGCAGTTGCACCGTTAATTAACGGTCTACCAACTAACGATGCTTTCGATTCAGGGGATGGTGTTTCATTATTTAACACTGCTCACCCAACAATCGCAGGAATTGTTGCTAACACACTAGCTACTCAAGCGGATCTTAACGAAACTTCATTGGAGCAGTCTTTAATTGACATCGCTGCAATGACTGACGAAAGAGGTCTTAAAATTGCTGCAAGAGGAGTGAAAATGATCGTTCCTTCTGAGCTTCAATTTACAGCTGAGAGATTGATGAAGTCTCAAGGTAGAGTTGGAACTGCTGATAATGATATTAACGCAATCGTTTCTATGGGAATGGTTCCTCAAGGTTACAGAGTGAACAATTTCTTAACAGATCCAGATGCGTTCTACATTATCACTGACGTGCCAAATGGTATGAAGTACTTTGACAGAGCGTCTATCAAGACTGCTATGGAAGGTGACTTTGATACTGGTAACGTAAGATACAAAGCTAGAGAAAGATACAGCTTCGGCGTATCTGACTTCAGAGGTATCTTCGGCGTTGAAGGTGCATAATATTTAATAAATTTGAGGCGGGACACAATCCCGCCTCATTTTAAATATAGAAAGAAAAAATGACTCAATATAAATATGTAGTAAAAATATTTACAAAATATATTCAAACAAAATTTGAAATCGAAAGTGATAAAGAAATAAATGATGCGGATGAGCTAAATAAACCCATTATTGACTTCTTAGGAAAATCTGATATAAAATGGGAAAAAAATGATTTACAGTATCACGGTGCTGGAAATGATTTTTACATAACCTATGAGGAGGTTAAAAATGGCTCAGGACAACATGATATTGTTCGCGAAGAAACTGAAACTCGAATCTAGATGGAACGAGTTGTTTCTTGAAAATCGAGGACAAATAACTGCTGAGATGTCTGTTTTAGGTGATGAGATCAAACAAGTAATTAGATTAATCATCAGGAAACAAGAAGCAGAAGTCCATACGAATCCGTTAGATGGCGAAGTTCATCTTTACGCTGGTTAATTAGGACTTATAAATAGCTAGAATCAATCTTTTAGCCTAGGGATCTCTTGCACTCCACTTAAAAATAAGCTATAAATACCTCACTATACAATATATTAATTTTCTGCATAGACGCGGTATAGTCGACGGCCTAGAGACTATGTAGAATTAACTAGGAGAACTATCATGGCAAATACTACGTTTTCAGGACCGGTCATTTCTAAAAATGGCTTTATAGGTACTGGACCAGGTTCAACTGTTGCTTTAACAGCTAATACTTCATTAACTGTAAATGCTCACGCAGGAAGAATCTTATTAACACAAGACGCGGATGGTATCTTTACTTTACCATCAATCAATGCAAATGCTAATGGAGCAAGTGCAGGTGATACTGATTATAATAACCTAAATAACATTGGTGCTACATTTATGTTTTACATAGATATAGCAGCAACTGATGTTCAAATCATAACTGACGGAACTGATAAGTTCACAGGTGCAGCTATGATCGCAGTGGATGATGGAGCTAAAAAAGCTTTCTTTCCAGGAGCATCTAATGATGTTCTTTCTATGAATGGAACAACAACTGGTGGAATCGTAGGTTCAGTAATTACAGTTACTGCTTTAGAA